GATGTAAATTTATATGAAGGTACGCTAGTTTCATTTAGATATACAGTAGATAGTACAGATGTTGACCAAAGATTTATTATACCAAGTGTTAACGCTGATACAACTACATTAAAAGTAACTATTCAAAATTCTTCAGCAGATTCAACACAGACATCCTACTCATTAGCATCCGGTTTAAAAGGTTTAAACAATACATCAAAAGCATACTTCTTACAAGAAACAGATACAGGTAAATTTCAAATTTATTTTGGTGATGATGTAATAGGTAAAAGATTAGCAGATGGTAACATAGTAATTATAGAATATATTGTTGGAAACAAAACTGAGGCTAACGGTGCTTCATCTTTTGTTGCTTCAAGTTCAGTAGGTGGATTTTCAGATGTAACAGTTGTAACTAAAACAAATGCTCAAGGCGGATCAGAAGCTGAAGGTAAAGAATCAATTAGATTTAATGCACCTCTACAATACACATCACAAGATAGAGCAGTTACTACAACCGATTATGAAACTTTAGTAAGATCAATTTATCCTAATGCAACTTCTATAAGTGCTTGGGGTGGTGAAGATGATGAAACACCTATTTACGGTGTTGTTAAGATTGCAGTCAAAGGTCAGTCAGGTGTACCTTTAACTAATGCTACAAAATTAGATATAGTAACAAAATTAAAATCTTATAATGTTGCTTCAGTAAGACCTGAAATAATTGACCCAATAATAACTTCAGTTGTGTTAGTAATTAATGCTAAGTTTGATAAAAACTCTACTGCTAAAACAGCAGACACTTTAAAGTCAGAAATTGTGGACGCAATAACAGATTACAATAAAAATACTTTAACAGCGTTTGACGGCGTGTTTAGATACTCTAAAGTTACAGGTTTGATTGATGATGTAGATAATTCTATTTTATCTAACATCACAACTGTTAAAATTAAAAAAGATTTTACACCTACAATTAATTCATCTACAAGATATGATGTTTACTTTAGAAATGCAATTTACAATCCTCATTCAGGACACGAAGCAGTTTTATCATCTACTGGTTTTAAAATATCAGGTAATAGTAATGAAATGTTTTTAGATGATGATGGTATGGGAAATGTTAGAGTTTATTATCTTGTAAGTGGTATTAAAACAGTACACAATGATAAACAAGGTACAATTGATTATACAACAGGACAAATAACTCTTAATTCTTTAAGTGTTGCTTCAATATCAAATATAAGAAGTGTTGCTTCAACAAAAATTGAAATAACTGTTTCTCCTAGTTCAAATGATGTTGTTCCTGTAAGAGATCAAATTTTAGAAATAGATGTAGAAAATTCAACAGTAAATGTTTCTGAAGATACCTTTGTTGGTGGTTCTGCTGAAGCAGGAGTAGGGTACACAACAACATCAAGTTACTAATGTCCTATGGCAAAATTTAATGACAAAATCTCAACACTCATTAATAGTCAATTACCTGATTTCGTAGTTGATGACCACCCTCAATTCGTTCAATTCTTAAAAACTTATTATCAATTTATGGAATCTGCTATGTTGCAGGTTACAAGTGTTGAAAATACAGATGGTATAACTTTAGAAAATGAAACAGGTCTAAAAGACAATTTATTATTAGACGGTTCAAAAATAACTTCAGAAAAAACACAATCAGACGCTGGTGATAAAATAATTTACGAAGATACTATATTTGGTAAATTTACAATAGGCGAAACAATAACAGGTCTTGTATCAAAGGCAACTGCAACAGTTCTTGCCGAAGATTTAACAAATGGTAAACTTTATATATCAGCACAAGACAAGTTTGGTTTAAATGAAATTATAACAGGTAACACTTCAAATGCTCAAGCAGTAATTAATGATTATCGTCCTAATCCGGTAAATACTGTTCAGGACTTAACAAACTTTAGAGATCCTGACAAAGTTATATCAAACTTCTTAACAAAATTTAGAGATGAGTTTTTAAAAACAATACCTGAAAATTTAGCAATAGGATTAGACAAAAGAAATCTAATTAAAAATATTAAATCAATGTACCAACTAAAAGGTACACAAGCAGGACACGAATTATTTTTTAGAATATTATTTAATCAAATATCAGAAACATTTTATCCTAGATCACAAATGTTGCGTGTATCTGATGGACAATGGGATTCACAAAAAGTTTTAAGATCAATTGTAGTAATTGGTGATACAACAAATTTAGTTGGTAGAACAATTACAGGTTCAACAACAGGTGCAACTGCTGTAGTAGAAAGTGTTAAAAAATTTATTATATCAAATAAAGAAGTTACCGAATTTGTACTTAATATAAATTCTATGACAGGTTTATTTTCTATTGATGAAGAAATAACTGGTACTGCTAGTGATACAGATGACTTTTTTATAAAAGCAAATGTTACAGGTATACCAGGAAGAAAAACAATTACAAATGATGGTAACTTATATGCTACTAGTGATTTCTTAACTGTATCAGGTGGTGGTGTAGGTGCTGATATTGCTATTAGTGATATAGGACCAGGAGGTGTATCAGAAATTATTATTGACACACCAGGATCAGGTTATTCGGTAGGAGATCAATTAGTTTTTGATAATACAGGTACACAAGGTGTTAATGCAGAAGGAATTATTTCTGTTGTCAATGGTGGTTTTACACAAGAGTCAGGAACGCCAGGAACAGATGGAGAAGATCATATTGTATATGAAGATGAAACTGGTAGAGGAGATCAATACTTTAATAATAAAATTGTTATGGAACCAGCTACTAATACAGACTTAAATGATATTACAGATATATTTTTAATTAATCAAGGTAGTGGTTATACATCTTTACCTAAAGTAACAATAACATCAAGTGGTACAAATGCAAATATCTTAGCACACGGTACTGAAATTGGAAGAGTTATTGGATTAAAAACAAATGAATTAGGAGAAGGATATCAAAGCAGTCCATCTCCAACAATTAAATTTAGAAACTGTTTATTACTAACTAACAAGTCAGGTAACTTTAATGCTAATGATACTATCACAGGTGGTACTTCAGGTGCAACTGGTACACTTGCTAGTTATGACGCAGATACAAATTTATTAAAAGTAAGAGACCTAACTGCAAATTTTGTTTTAAATGAAACAGTAACATCATCAAGTAGTGGAACAGCAACAATAACAAGATTAGATATTGCGTCTGCTACAATAGCAGTTGTTCCTGTTGCAGATACAGATGGTAAGTTTTTAAATGAAGATGGTTATGTGTCTGAACAAACTATGAAAGTACAAGACAGTAAATATTACCAAGATTTTTCTTATGTACTAAAAGTTGGTCAATCAATTAATGATTGGAGAGACTCATTTAAAAAGACTATGCACACAGCAGGTTTTTATTTTACAGGACAAGTTGATTTAGTTAATAGATTAAGTTTAAAGGTTAGAGCGCCAATTACAGGTGTTATATCAGGTGCTATAGATACTCCATTATTCAATATATTAAATGTATTGTTTACAACTGTCTTTGGTAGAAGATTAGGAACAGTAGATGATGGTACAAGTTTAAGATCAGATAATATGACTGAAGGACTAATGGATGCTGGTGATGATTATAGAGATTCATTTGCTACAAATACTAGAGATATAACTTTGACAAGACCATCAATTGAAATTGATTATTTAAGTAGAAAAAGAGCAACAATAGATGGTGTAGAAGTAAAATCAGGATACGCATATGCAGGACCTAAATTTGGTACACTAAACAGATTCGCAAATACAATATTTGGTATAAATTCAGGTGGAAGTAAAATAACATTTAAGGAATTAAGTGAAGTAACAATACAAGGTACAAGAACATCACTAGATGGAAGAGGTGCTATTTTCTTAGCAACTTCAAATCCAGATGGTCAGTTATTAAAGACAAATTTTGCAATGCCTACGCAATTTGCGGCTTCTCAGGATAGATTTTCTAATACTGTTACAAACTTTGCTCAAACAACTTTAACTTTTGATGATACAACCCCATAGGAATGTTTATAAATAGTATAGACAATAGGAATAATTAAATGACAAAACAAACTATTAATAGAGGAACATCTGCTAATGACGGAACAGGTGATAATTTAAGAGCAGGTGCAGCCAAGGTAAACGAAAACTTTGACGAATTATATACAGTTTTAGGTGATGGTACAACTTTACTTTCTGGTGATTATATAACAACTAGTTCATCTTCAATTATAACAAATAAATCAATTAACGGTTCAAACAATACATTAACAAATATTCCAAGTAGTGCATTAGCAAGTTTACCAAATACAAAATTAGATAATTCA